TAAATTACTATAACCTTCTAAATTATTTACCTTGCATAATTCTTTAAGTTGATCTACTGTCATACTGCTATAATCAACAGTTTCTTGTTGCTGCCCTTGCTTCCCCAAAATATTTTCTTCGTCCTTAAGAACAGTAAAACCTTCGGAAATAAGCTTTTTAGCTTTTTCCAAAGAGTCAACTATTCTATGGACATTAAATCTCTTTAGTTCTATCATTTAACGTCACCCTTTCAATTAAGAATTAGCTTGTACTAAGTTTGCATAACAAGCTACTAACTTGTTATCCATTACCCAAATATCGTGATATTTTCTGTAAGCTATTTTCCATGCGTCGGCATCTTGGTTAATAGTTGGGTCAATTATTTTTGGTGCTTCTTGTTTACTAATTGCAATAGGTGCTGTTCTAGGCATAATTAACCAGTTAACGTCTTTTGCTGTTGAAGCTGGTGTGAATCCTCCTGTTGTTTGACCAGTTGTTGCACCATCATTGAATACATATGCTGTTTTAAGTCTTGCACTTGGGACTGGTAATAACGGAACTCCATCTATTGAACTTACTTGAGTTTCAATCGCTGTATCTCCATTTTCAATTATAAACGCAACTTTTTCTAAACCTATACCTCTAGTTCCCATTTCTAAAAGGCTTAATACCGTTCTTGAAATGTTAACTACAAAATCCGCATCTCCAATATTATTTCTAATAGCGTCAAGGTCTCCTTTAAGGGTTCCTAAAACTGTATCCGCTGTAGCTGTTGTAGGTGCAAAACCGAAACTTGCTTGTCCTGCTGTAATAAATTGAGTCGCTAAACTTGAATATCTATAAGCATCAATTTCCGGTGCAACTTGTGTTCTTTGGAACTCACTCATAATTGTCCCGGCTGTTAAACCGAAATTAGTTTCGTCAACGTCTTGACTGTCAATCATAAAACTTCTTGATCTGTCTTGTGTTAAAGTTTTAGTTTCGTATCCAAAAGTAACAGAACCACCAGTATATCCTTGTGATCTATCATAATTTCCTAATCCATCCATACTTAATTTAGGGATTTTTATTGTATTACCACCATTGTAGATAACTTGTCCTGCATTTGCTTCCATCCATCCACTTGTAGCTGCTGCTACCATTTGCTTGTCTAGTGCTTTTTGAAAGAGCGTTGCATATTGAATAGTGTTAATTGCCATAATTTAATTCCTCCTTATTATTTAAGACCAAAAGCACCATTTATTTGCTTCTCCAATTGTGAAGCTTTTTCTGCATCACTTCCCGGAGGGGTATATTGCCCTGCTTTCAATCTATCTTCTACTTCTTTTTGAACTTTTTTATTTACTGTTTTGGTGTTTGCATCTAAGTACAAATCAATGTTTGCCTTAGTAACTGTTTCATCATTACTGATTAATAAATCAATAATTCTAGGATCAACTTCTTGATCTCTAAGCTCGTCTTTTAATTTAGACTTCTGTTCTGAAATTTTTCTTTGTTGTTGTTCTTCTTCAAACTTTCTAGTTAAATCTTCTATTTGCAATTGCTCCGGTGTTTTGTTTGGGTTTTTCTTTAGCATTTCTGCTTGAACAATTTTGTCTAAATTATTGCTTTTCCATGTGTCCAATGCTGAATTGAAATGAGTATCCTTTGCTGAATCTAGAAAAGATTTAAAGTCCGGATCGGTTAATTTCCCTTTGAAAGCTTCTAAAGTTAAGCCACTATTTTTAAGTGCCTTTACAAAATCACTTTCTGATAAGACTTCATCAACTGAATCTTCATCACCAATATTTTCAATAAGTTTTAGTAATTCTTGTTTGTCCATTTATTTCGTTCCTCCTATACCCTCTAAACCGCTTAATAACGCCTTAGAACATAATTTTTATTTCGTTGATATTAGTTGCCCTTTGCACACATAAAGTCCACAAAACGCTTGCAAGCCTTTTAATGTCTTACTTAGGACAATAAAAAAAGACTTATTTCTAAGCCTTTACTATCTGATAATCTCCCAATCTTCTGCAAATATATCTCCTATACTCGGAATCCACATACTATGTGAACCATTAGCATTTTTTATTTGTAAATAAGGTTCGCATTTAAACAAGTCACCTTCATTTAATCCCCATACTTCGGCTGTTTGCTTATTACATGGAATCCCTTGTGGGTACCCTTTTTGTCTTACAACAAACATTCCTTTTCCATTCCAACCAGTTCTAAATGCTTTAGCATCCTCTTTAATTAGTGGCAATACTTCTTCAAATTTCATTTTCAATTCCTCCAATATTATTATTTATCTGCAATAGTATAGTAACAACGACAATTTACATGAATTGGTAATTGAGGTCTATTAGGATCGTCAACTTTATAATGTTTACCATCTAATGAAAAACAGTTCTCACATATTTTCTGGTCTAATATCCCCACATAAACTAAATCTTGAACATCATTATCTTTGAAATACTGTTCATCTAATGCCCTGCATACTCTAGATATTTCATTTTCAACTAATCTTTCTGTATTAAAACTATTAGTATTAAATTTCTTTTTTAAATTGTCTTTAATTTTATTTGCTGATGTTTTACCATCTATAAAATCTTTAATTTCCTTTTTTATCATTTTGGCAACTTGGTTTTTATTGTCATAAATTCTATCTGAATAAGTTTTGCCTTCTATAGTCTTATCAAGAATATCTTTTACTTCTTTATTGCTTACATTCCATGCATTTTCTGATTTTCCGCTTAAACGTTCCACCATTTTACTCATAGTTTCTTTTAATATATCAGTAACATTCTTAGTTTCTGATTTAATTTGACTTGTGAATGTCTTATTTATTAAGTCGGTAGCCTTTTTGTACTCAATTACTCTTTCTTTAGGTGCTAACTGTAGCTTTTCATTAGTTATTGTATATTCGAGTAACAAAGCAGCTACAAAAGCTAAGATTAAATCATCATCTTTTTTCTGGTCTTTTTTAACATCGTTCATTGAAGGATTATTATAGAAACTACTTATAAGATTTAATTCATCTATATTAATCATTTTGAATTACCGCTGTTATCATTTCCAGTATTGTCATTGCCTGTATCTGCATTACCGCCGTTGTGTTCATGTGGCAGATTATCTGTTGTTAATAACGCTTCTTGCTGTTCCTTTTTAACTTTTTCGGCTTCAATTTGTGGGTTTTCAACAAAACTCAATAACGATAATCCAGTCTCTAATGATAATTTATCCCCTAATTGTTGAATTATTTGTGCATTGGTAGCATCATCCTGTGGAATATTCGGTGTAAATTTGATTTTAATGTCTTTCCAATCAAAATTAGTTCCTTTAAGAGTGTTATACCACGTGAATAAAGCCTTTAACCTCACTTTTATACAGTCGGTCAAGGCCCTTTGGTTTAATTTGCATTTTTCTTCCAAACTGATTAAGCGACTGCGGAGGGCTACCCCTGAAAGGTTACTATGCATATGCTCATTATGATTAATATGTTGACTTATTTGATACATTTTATCCTCTAGAGTTGTTAAATTCTCTTGAATAAAGCTACTATCAAGTTTTTTGATTAACCATTCAAATTTTGCATTGGCATCAGTTGAGTTGAGGATCCCTTTTTTCTTCATTTCTGCTGCAATTTCTTCATTTAATTGTGCTCCGGCAACTACTAAATAAGCATTTCTAAAATCGCTTATTTCATTTGTAAGATCACTTAAATTAGTTTCATACGCATCTTGCAAGCCTTTAATATCAGAAAATAAAGTATCGTAAATACCATCATCATAAATACCATCGTCTACAAGGCCACACCAATGATGCTCTTCTAAGCCTAATCTAGCAACACCGACTGGTACAAAACCAAATATGTTAGGCTCAACATCTTTTGCTTCCTCGTATTCTTCACCAACTAAATAATGATGTATTGAATCTTTGGTATAAACATCAATCCATGTTTGATCGTCCAAACCCCTAACCACATACTCTCTACCAAAACCAACTATTTCATTGTTTTCTCTTATCAAAAATCCTTCTAATGGCGAAATTACCTTACTCTTAAACTCTCCATCATCATTTATATAGAAAAGTTCAAAGGCCCTGTTAAACTTTAACATTGTTTTCATTAATTCAATATCATGTTGTGTCGATAGGTTTTGGAAATTATCATCTATTACTTTTGTAATTTCTCCATTCCCGGTTTTAGATATATAATTAATATCATTCCCAACTGAATATGAAACCTCTTCTTTAATAAACTTCTTAAGGAAATTAGTTTTTACTTTTAAGTTTGATCTATCTTCAAGCTCCCTGTAATCCCTCATAGCATGGGAAAAACCATTATAGTAATATTCAATTTCTAGATATCTATTTCTATTTGCTAAAAATAAATCGTGATATCTTTGCACTAATGCATTATCCATTATACTTTCACCTCCTAAATCCCTAATAATTTTCTATCCAATAGAGTTATCTTTCCTACGGTTTTTATTTGATCTACTCTTAAGAAAAATTCAGCAGCAACGTCAGCAGCATCATCATGCAATGTGAATTTTTGTGAAGCAAACTCCATAAATTGATTATTAAATTCTTCATCTTCAGCACAAAAAATAAATTCCCCTCGATTTACGAAAGGAACTATAGTTGATATCTTATCATCTTTATTTTTTCTCTGAGTTTCATTGAGAATTGTTATATTTCTAAATTTCAATATTGGATGTTCTTTTAATTTTTTCTCCAATTGGTTAGCATCAGCACCATTAAATGTATTCTTTTCAATAAATACATGAGTTACATCCAGATACTCCAATAATAATTCAATCATATGGTCCACATACTTATCAAACTCTTGCCTTGCATTTATTTTGGCAAGTTCACCTTTTCTACAATATTTACAACCATTATTAGCAGTTGAACCAATCATATAGGCGCTATAGTCATTTTTTCGGCCACCACCTGAAGCTGGATCTATAATAAGCATTGTTTTAATGAAATTATGAGTTTCAATTTCTTCTCTATTTTCAGTATGCATAGACTTAAACCATTTTTCGCCTATAGAATCAATATCGCCTTGAACTTCCTGTTTGAATGAGTTTGGATTTTCAAAATAATCTAAGGCTAACTCTAAGCAATCCCAGAATTCACTCCAAAGAGTATCATATTGCATAAGATATTCATTTTCGTAATAGAATTCCTTAGCATTTTCAAGTCTATCTTCATCTTTGAAATTATTTAATATATTCTTAAACTCTAGCCATAAGCCAGAATTAAAATAATCATCTACATTATCAACTAAAACGCCCTTTTCTTTTTTAAATTTCCAAGTAGCAGTTTTAATTAATCTTGAATAAAAGCATTCTTTATGTTGTTGAGTTCCCCAAGCCATAAGAACAGTA